AGAGCCAGGGACAGAGTAGGGACAAGGACAAACCCGACAGACAAACCCGAGAGTGTCCCTCGGGAATGTCCTTGACTCTCAGAGACAAACCCGAGAGTGTCCCTGTGTCTCTGGAATGTCTGTAGGGACAAAGACAAACCCGAGAATGTCCCTAAGAAATCGCACAACCATGCGGGTTTGAGGCTTCAGGGACAAACCCGAGAAGTTCAGGGACAAAACGAGGGACAGAATATTTCCTTCTTCGAAGGGAAATATTTAGGAAAATGTCCCTGATGGTCCATGGGGACAGGAACAGGAACAGGGGGGCTTTGCTCTCGCCCCCTGTAACCCTGTAACCCTGTCCCCTAACATGGACGAAGCGCGAGAGCGTGAAGCTAAAAAGAAAAAGCAAAAAAAGAAATGGTAAAAAATATATGAAAGTAAAATTTTTCAAATCGAACGTAAGATTTTTTCCAGACTTAGAAAAAGAGGTCAATCTCTTTCTCGAGTATTTGGAAAAAGCGAAAAAAGTATGGATCAATACTGACGTCCAAACAATTGGGGAGGATGTGCTGCTATTTGTATTTTACGAGGATGAATAGATGATTGAATTCTTTTTGCCGATGGAAAAAATTCCAACGACGACACACCAACAGAAAAAAGTAAACGTCAGAAATGGCAAGCCGATTTTTTACGAGCCCGAGGAGCTAAAAAACGCTCGAGCGAAATTTGAAAGTTTGCTTGCGCGTCATGTACCACCAGACAAATTAAAAGGGCCGATCCGGCTCACAGTCAAGTGGTGCTTCCCGATGATTAAGGGAGTCCGAACCGGACAGTACAAGACAACCAAGCCAGATACGGACAACCTTCAAAAACTATTCAAGGATTGCATGACAAAACTCGAGTTTTGGAAAGACGACGCAGAGGTGGCAAGCGAGATCGCTGAAAAGTTTTGGAGTGTGGTCGTGGGGATCTATGTCAGAGTGGAGGAGTGGAACGATGAATTATATACATTTCTTTAGCGTGGAGATCCCCGAATGGATGGCTCAAAGTAACCAAGTAGCACAAACCGTCGGATTTAATACTGATCGGTATTGGTTATGGGTGACGGGGTCAATCGCGGAGATCTGCAAAAAATACAATGATAACGAGCTGGTCGTGAAGCAATTCGGGCTCTTGTTTGAATGGCTCGAAGCTCAAGCGGAAGGAGCGAAAGCATGAAGTGCAGGGAACAGCTACAACAGGAAATCAAACAAGCGGAATCACAGTTGAAACTTCTGGAGAAGTCGGAACGGTCTAAAATGAAGGAACGCAACAACTTGAACAAGGAAATTCTGAAAATTCTACTGAAGAAACAGGAAACAGAGAAAATGCTGAAGGAGAAAAAGGAACTTCTACGGGATTTACAAAGTCTGGCAGTGGTATTTAAATAATTGAAATCAAATAAAATCGAATCAATTATAGGAGGTTAAGGGATGAAATATAAAGTCATTGAATATAATTCAGACGTGCGAGAAGAGCAGACAGGCACTTGTGATTTATGTTTTGGTACAGCGTTGGTAGAGAATGGCTCTATCACGGTTGAAGATGAAAATGGTAAGACTACCAAAATCGACCTCACTTGGTGGAGTTGGGGTGATTATTTCACGATTTACATTGACAACGTGGTTGATTTCTCTGCTTGGTTACAAGATAGAGATGTAGAACCGATTGATGAAGTCAACGATTGGTCATGGTTGGATCAATTGGTAACAGAATACGATGAGGAGCAAGAGGATGAATAAGCAGGAGTTGATTGAACGGATAGAAGGTTTAAAAAATATTTTCGGGAATAAATGTGAATACGTCAAAATAGACTTTGTAATAGAACTTGCTTCTGAACTAGACGAACCACAGAAAGTGAAAGTATCTGAAGAAGAAGCGAAATTCCTTGAAACGTTTGATTTTAATTGTGAAAGTGATGTTACGAAAGCTTTATTTCATGTTTCAAGAACTGGCTGGGGTTATTATTTAAAAGATAACAATGGCATAGACTTAAAAGACTTGAGTGAAGGGGTTGGGGAACTTGAAAACAGAAAAAGATTAATAAAAGCTATACTTGACGGCTACGAGGTCGAGAAAGAGAAGCGGTATTTGGTGAAGGTGAAAGGTCATATACACGAGAATATTCTAGTGTACGGCTACGGTGTCAAAAGATATTTCTTTTCATCTAGTCTCGAAGGCAACAGACGAGCGAAACACACCCGCAAAGAGCTTGAAGAAGCTGGTTTTGGGGAAGTGTTCAATAGTCCGTTGTTTGAAGTTGAGGAGGTGGAATAAATGGGAGAATTGATGTATTGGTTAATGTTCTTGGCTTGTGTGTCGGTTTTAGTAATGGCAGTATTCGTATTGCTCTATCAACGTGACGTTAATATTAATTTAAGAAATAAATATAACGATTTAACACAAGAGTTAAATAATTGCTTTGGTTGGGGAGAGTGGGAATGGGCGCATAATTTTAGAGAGTATGCTCGTAAAGTTGATTCTCTGGAAAAATTTAAGATGAATCTTGAGCGTCTTGAAATCATTAAGAAAGCATTAGACGTTCAAAAACTAGAAGAATTACAAAAACGTAAAGGATTACTAGAACGTGAAATCGAAAAGATTGAAAGCTGAGGAGGTAGCGGAATGATTCCATACGACCGATTTATTAGAGAACTTATTGAAGATGAAGATATTATCTTCAATAAAGACAGTGAATATCACAAGCAGAAGAAAAAAGAAAAGAAGAATCCTATTTTTAAAAGAAATAAACCAAAGAAATTTTGAGGAAGTAGAGTGATGAAATGGAATAAGTTAACAACAAGGAATATTGCTGAAGATGAAAAGGAATTTTTTAATGGCGGCATTGAATTTATTTGGGAAGGCAAAACTCCAGAAATTGACGAAGAAGTCCTTGTCTATAACCCAACGACAAAGCAGGTAATAACAGATACTTGGATTGATTATGGAGAAGGAATTGGTTTCGAGAACACTGATGAAGATACAGTATTCTGGATGAGTTACCCTAAACCACCAAAGGAGGTGGCAGAATGAAGAGAAAAAATATAGGACGTGCCTATATATTGCAGATAAAAATAGAAGAACTTAAAAAATTTCTAAAAACTAAAAAAAAGTGTTTGGATATTCTAAATATCACTAAAATTGAGAAAAGATATTTGTTGAAAAGTGCTTACGGTATGTGCTGCAAGGAAATTGAAGCGGATAGTGAGTTATCGGAGCTTGTAACCGAGGCGATAGAAAAACGAATAGAAATGTATCGGGATGAATTGAGGGATCTGGGAGTAGAGGTGGAATAGATGGATCTACAAAATATTGCTTTCCTTGGATTCGTTGGTGGCTGGCTAGGAGGTCTTGCGTGGGCTTTGGTTGCTGCATTCATAGGGAGGAAAGAAAAATGAAACAGTATTTACTCGGGATCTTGAATATTGCAGCCCTCGTCATCGTGCTCGTCGTTTGTTGCGTCAATATGAACGCCAGGATCCGCACACTAGAAGAGCGGACAAAAGAAATGCAGCTAAAGATCGAAGAGCATGAGCGCTCGATTGAAAAGATCAATGAACGGGACAAAATGCAAGATACTATAATAAATAAGCTGAACGCTGAATACAATTCGAAGGTGGCCCAAGAATTGCAAGAGGCTGCCGATCGAAACGGCGTAGGGGGATAATGTGAAAGTCTATATCGTGAGAAAGTATGACAAGCTGACACGTTGGGATTGCAATCATTCGACAAAGTTCGAAGAATTTGAATTCGAAACGAAAGCCGAAGCGATGGCTTATCGAAACAGTTACAAAAGAGGCGTCTTTGACGTTTACGAGAAAGAGAAGTAAATAGCTACAAGCTAGAAAGGAGGGGAGCTTGAGAATTGAGACAAGATACGGATATCTGATCGACGCGTTGAGGCGTTATCCGTTTGATAAAGAGATCAAAGAGCGAATCGAAGAGATCACTTTCCCGTATCAAAATTTCGACGAGAATTGGTTCATTAAGAGCAAGTCAGCAAGTAACACGCCAGAAGCTCTAAAGAACGTGATTCTCAAAGAAAACGATCCGGAATTGATTCGACTCTATACGCTCGCAGAAGCTATCGCAGAATATACGAGTGAGTGCGCTCCCTCGAGTTGGGAGGCAATCAAGGCGCTGTATGTGACGCGATCGAAAAATGTCGAAGGGGTGGCGATTGAGCTCTTTATGTCAAAGAATTCAGTCTATCGGCATATCATCAAACCGTTCTTTGAAGGACTGGAAAAGAAATATACAAGTATTTCTCTAAAAACACGCTAAAAGTTGGGAAAAATGTAAAAAAAAAGGTGTTAAAATTGTATTATCGGAAGATTGAAGGAAACGACAATCTTCATTGCGGGCGAAAGGCTTTTCATTTTAAAAAATCTACCATTCAGAAAACACCAGCAACTTTTTTCGTGGGTCTCCTAATTTTTATTTTAAAAAAAGGCGGTTCGATTCCGCCCGTCCGCTTAGACGAGGTTTTACCTTGTCGAACCTTTCCAATCTTCACAAAACAGCCCTTAATACTCCGAGGGCTGTTTTTTTATCGCTAAAAATAACCGACGAAAGGGGGTGCGTTGTGATGGGATGACGGAAAAACAACAAAAATTTGCTGACGAATATATCATTTCGCTCAATGCGACACAAGCGTATAAAAAGGCTTATCCAAATGTCAAAAAAGACGGAGTGGCAAAAGCAGCGGGAAGTAGACTGTTAGCCAATGTTAACGTAAAAGCCTATATAGACGAGCAACTTGAGAAATTGAAGTCCGAACGTGTCGCGGATCAGCAAGAGGTTCTCGAATTCCTAACGGCCGTTATGCGTGGTGAAGTGACCGAGCCCCTTTTGGTTTTGGATGGCGAAGGCACTCAAAAAGTCGTGAACGCCGTCCCGAACGTATCAACGCGACGGAGTGCGGCGGTTGATCTTGGGAAACGATTCGGATTATTTGTCGATAAGCAAGAGATCACTCAACGGACAATTGAGATAAAAGTTGGTGAGTGGGATGACGACGACTAAACCAAGGATCAAGATTGAATTCAATTATCCAAGCCGGGTATTTAATAAGCATATATACGACAAATTGACCGACTATGATACCTTCACAGAGGTACATTATGGCGGAGCTTCTAGTGGCAAGAGCCACGGAGTGATCCAGAAGGTCGTATTCAAGGCGTGTCAAAACTGGAAGTATCCACGGAAAGTCTTGTTTCTTCGAAAAGTTGGAGCGACGGTTTATGACTCAATATTCGAAGACGTGAAGCAATGTCTCGAGACTTGGAAATTGCTCGACAAGTGCAAAGTAAATAATTCAGCATATCGGATCGAGCTCCCAAACGGGGCTCAATTTATTTTTAAAGGGTTAGACAATCCGGAGAAAATCAAGTCCATCAAAGGCGTGTCTGACGTGGTGATGGAAGAGGCCTCGGAATTCACCCTTGACGACTATACACAATTAACGCTCCGCCTTCGGGATAAGAAACACAAGAAGAGACAAATTTTCCTAATGTTTAACCCGGTGTCAAAAGTCAACTGGGTATATAGCGCGTTTTTTGTCAAGACACCGAAAAATACGGTCGTCTATCAAACAACATACAAGGACAATCGCTTTCTTGACGATATCACGAAAGAGAATAT